GTAATGAAGTTGATTGATCGTGCTGGTTTAATATAGATATCTGCAATAAACTCGTTTCGGTCAATGACTTCGCCTGTGTTGTTTGTGCCATCAGCAACAACTTGGAAATCAGTAATACCTCTACGACCCTGCACATCCCGCAAGAAGGGTTCAACCAAGTTACGGAACTGGGCCCGTGTAAACTCATCGTTGAACTCAAAGAGTTGGAACTTAGCAGCGGTGGCAATTGCTTTTTCCAGAACCAAGAACAATCTACGCACGTTAATGCGGTCAAATGCACTAGGTTTGGCAAGAGCAGTTTTGTCTCCAAAGAGAACCACACCTTGGCCTGGGAAGTCAACTACTGGGTTGATCCGAGCCTTGTAGAGAATATCTCTTTCTGCCTGTTGTGGATTGTATGCAAGTTTAATTGCACCACGAATGTTACCACGGTTATAACCACCCGGCGAGAACCACGGGTCAGCAACTCTGTCTGTGTTTGCACAAAGACCAGCAATGTCACCATTGAGCGGTACATAACGGAATACATCATTATACTTGTCATACATGTATTTGTAACCACTGTCATACACCACATAAGAGGATGACGGTAGAGTGTCAAAACAATTTTTAACATTTGTTGTTTGTGTGTTTGAACTTTGAACGTTCACAACCGCCTGACGAGCAGGGGAAACAAATGCTACAAGGTCTTTGCGAAGTTCTGCAAGATCGGTGAGCATTGTACCATGAGTATCAAACTCATCACCGGCCACACCAAATGAACTTCCTGTTATTGTAACAGAAGGTCCACCAAGAACAAAGTTAATGTCATGAAGTTCAACATTTGCAAAGAGATCATAAGCAGTTCTCTTTTCACCAGCTGTCACAGCATAATCATCTGTTCCACCTGTAAGAGTGTCATATGTTGGTGTATTCACCGCTGTAAATGAACCAGCATCTGTGTTCAAAATGATGTTGTCTCCATCTGTTTCATCAACAACATTGTCACCTTCGTTTGATCCAGTTGAATCGGTTCCGTTCAAGATAACAGCATTTGATGCATCAAGGTCTGTTCCCCAGTTAGTACCGGCTCCAAGATGATCCATCCAGTAAATGAAAGCTGACTGAACATAAATTATTTCAGCATAGTAATTTGTTCCACCTTGTGCAGTTTTTGCATTTGGGTTCTTGGACAGTGCTGAATATGTTTCTAAAACTGCAAGTGTCCGTTGACCAGCAACGGGCTCTGCGAAACCAGAAATTTTACCTGTTGTATCATATACAACAACGTGCATTTCATCAGCTGTTCCCCGACTTTCTTGGGTTGTCCAATCAGACGTTCCTGGCGCAGAATCAAAGAGATCGTAGAACTTCCAACGTCTGCGAATGAAGGAATTGTCTGCAAGCGAAGCAGCAAGTCCTGACCCACTTACATTATCTAACTCACGAATCGTGATAGTATTTGCAGAAGTGTCACGAGCAGTTACTTCATATTCTTTACCAGCATGTCCTGTAGCTGGTGTTCCGAAACCACTATCGGTGAAGAATGATAGGATATCTCCAACGTTAATCGCATTATCTGCAAGATCAACATCGTCAACCGTGATTGAAGTAGCGCCACTTGAAGCCGCCGCAGCAACTTGGTTTGCACCTGTGATATTTTGAGAGAATGCAGTAGCTGTTGCACAAACTGAAACGGCGACACTATTACCGTGTTCACCGGCTGTTCGTGCGGCCCAAGGACCAACACTACCTTGACCATCTCTGAAAGAGTTGGTGTAGTGATCTGCATCTCTAATTAAAAGTCCAAGGTTTGAAGCAGCGTTCAAAACGGCGGACTCACAACGCACCACCTTGAGTGCATTAGAATACTGCAAAAAGTTTGCAGCAGTGAAAAAATATTCAAAGTTACTTGAATTTGGTTTACCAAAGATAGAAACCAGTTCTGCTTCCGAACTAATATTTGTAACTGAAGCAACTGGGCCCTTTTCAAACGGACCCGCAACAGCACCTATGTTAGTTTGAAGAGCAGGAACAATATTCGTTAAGTCGATTTCTCTTACATGTACGCCTGGCGACACTAAAAAACCCATTTTCCTTACTCCTTTTTCTGTAGAGAATTCACTCTACGTTAGAGTTTATTCTTTTCATTGCAATTATTTATAAAAAACAGATTCCTAAAACACTCTTTTTATATGTTAGAATTCTTATAAATAAACACATGAATGAGCATTACGAAAAATATAAAGAAACGATCAAAAGCGTATCCAAAAGAAATTACCGTCAACGTCTTGTGTGGCTAAACGAATACCTTGCTGAAAAGTCATGTTCTCATTGTGGAGAAAGTGAGACAGTATGTCTGAAATTTTACCCTCACCACAATAAAATTAGAAAATTGACTCAACGCAAAGGTATGAATGACGAAAGCCGCAAAGAAGCATTAGACTTAATCAAAGAATCTTCTATCGTTTGTTCAAATTGTTTCATCAAACTAGACCATGATCTTATAGAATTTATATAGGAATCTACCAATCTGTACTATTGTCTCGTACTACAGGATTCCATTTTGTTCCATAATCATCCACCATATTACCAATATTTTCTTCCTCAAGGCCATCAAGGATAAATCCAAATGGTGCCATGTCCTGATCTAACATGTCCTGTTGTTCTTTCATCATAGTTGCACGAATATCTTGATCTGACAGTTCTTTGAAATATTGTTGATCTGTGGCCCAGGCAAACATAAACAGACATGCTACCAAGTCATCATTGCATCCTTCGTCAGCCTCAAACGATTGTCCTTTGACAATAAATGTGGATAGTTCTGTGATAATCTCCAAATCTTCTACGATTAGTTTATTATCTTCAACCATCTGTTTTAGATTAGAACAACCGATACGTTTGACAGCTTTAGTGGTTCTTACCCCCAACTGCGCTCGGCCACCAGAGAACCCACCTCCAAGGACTTGTCCGGCCCGTCCACGCATAGAAGCCATAATTAGGTTGTCATACTCCAAGTCAAACTGTAAAGCATTAGCAACCTGTTCTCCAATGTCATTAACCTCTACCATAACAAATGCTTGGTTATATGCTCTTGCAACATCGTATATCTTAGCGGGAAAAAGAAGGGGTTTAATCTCATTGTCTCTAAACTTTGCGACAATCTTGTATGGAATTTCTGTCACATCAACCACTACAAATGCTGAATAATCGTTTTGTGTGCCTCTAGAAACGTCAGCAGTTAGGAAATATGTGTGTCCATCTTCGGGTGATTCATGCATATCAAGACCAGCACTAGACTTTTTAGGGGCCCTATATGCCATCTGTCTCAACTTGCCCGGCGTAATTAGTGTATCAATTGATCCTAAGAATTCACATTCAAATTCTGTATTAAACTGAGCTTCAGATGTATTTTTAATTGTTTGTTGTTTCCATGCCTCATCACGGCCGGGAACCTCACTCCAATGCACCTCAATTGGAATGTATTCGTTTCTTCCTTCCTCTGCATCTGTCCACAACTTATAGAACATATTCATACCGTGTGGAGTTGAAACAATCATCACTTTAGTTGTTTTACCAGAACTGATTGTTGGATAAACTGAACTAAAGAACTGCTCTGCAACGTTTGCTGGGACGTAGGCAAACTCATCCAGAAAGATAATGTTGTAAGAACCACCACGAACAGCGCTTGCAGAAGTAGAAGATGCCAGTATTTTACTACCATTTTCCAACTCCAGACTGCCCTTGTTCCAAGACATAACGCCTTGTTGTAACCACTTCGGCAAATGCTCATATGCGAGTTGAAGCCTACCTAACAAATCCCTTGCAGTAGCAGCTTTGTTTGCAAGGATTGCCACATTCACACTTGGATTAAATAAAACATAATGAAGAAGATATGCAATGATCGTAGTTGATTTACCAGACTGTCTGGGTAGTTTGCATATCGTAAATCGGTTGTTATGAAACGTCCCTACCATCTCTTTTTGGAAGTCATAGAGCTTGAACGGCACCAGACCTTCATCAAGAGAAACAATCATAATGTAGTTTTCTACAAAATATTGTGGATCATCCATACACCTCTTATACTCTTGAAGTTCCTCTTTTGTCCATTCTTGTTGAACATTGGCTTTCTTGAGGTTTGGATTTCCTAGATAATTCTGTTCCATAATATTATTTAGGTTAAATGTGTTCCATTAAACATAGGATGATTTTTTTCCATTGCTCCTACTGAACTGTAAATATGTAAAGGACTACACAACAAAGATTCTTCTTCTGTTACAAAATGATGAGGACACATTTTTTCTAAGATTAGAACATCTCCTTTTGTAATACTAATTTCTTTTTGGTCTTTACCGAGCCCATGTATACAAATTCCAGAACCATCCAATATATAGACTACTCTTACAGTCGAGTGTATATGCTCTTCCTGTTCTGAACTGCCAGCTGGCATATGTAACAATTGCATGGTAGGATCACCTAGGCGCACTGGAGGCAGTAAAGATTCGGTTGAGCACCCATTGATATACGGTAGGTTTGTTCCCATAATTTGTACACTTCTATCAGCCGGAGCATATCCCCTTATGATAACACATAACTTATCACTATTTACCACACCATGACCTCTCTTAGTGTGTCCTGACCATCGGCCATTCATAAAACGGTAATACCATGCACTGTCACCAACTTCTACATCAACAACTTGTTCTCCGTAATAGACAGTATAACTATACAAATCATCGTAACTATCCCAACTGATACCGCTTCCAATTACATTATCGTCCGAATGCTTATTTAAAATTTTAGGCATAATTTATTTTCCAATCACATTATTGTCCATCATAATATCGTTGTAGATTTCATCTGGTACTTTTTCGTTTCTTTGCCAAAACCTACCATCATCTAACACAAGTTTTAATTGACTAGGATTATCTCTTCTTTTTTGTCGATGTTCATAATCATACTTACCTTCAACTGCCCCTGCCAAAACCTTAATTAGTGATGGTTCTTTTGTCTTATTTTTTCTGTAAGTTTCGTCTTTAATGTACTTGTTTATGTACTCTTTAGCTGGTTGTTTATATGACTCCCAAGTGCCTCCATGTTTTACATCATGGTTGACTATTGACCATTTTTGAAAATCCTCTGTGTTAAAAAAACTTATTGTAGATTTCCACTCTGATGTACCACTAAATGTAAAAATCATACGACTATCCACATCTTGCCACTTAAAACAAAAATTACACCACCAAAATAAATCAAATATTGTTTTTATTTCAAATGGACAATAGTCCACATGTTCAAACAGCAATTCAGCTAATTGAGCTCTCTTATATTCATAAGTTTCTTGTGTGTCTTTAGGAACATCTGATTTTGCGGCAAATAACTGTCCATTAGGCCAAGTAAGAATAGTTTCCCAATCATCTGCATGTTTATCTAAGTTTGCATGTAGAGCATCACTACCAAAACACTGATCTCCACATTCTCCAGTTATTTTGATAATGTCATGATTCTCAAATAAAGTATCACTCAATATTTCTTTATGTGAAAGAGGATTGTTTTTATCCTTTACCATTTTCTCCCACATTAGAGGAAACTCATCTATAGAATCTTGGGTATATCGAATATTCAATACATCTGAATCAGACTTGGTTTCCAGTAAAGCAATCAAGGCTCCACTGCTATCAATACCGCCACTCCAAAATAGTTCTATGGGGTTTCCTAATTTCCATAGTTCTTTGGCTGCATCCATGCAACACTCTTCCCAAGATTTATTAAATTTTACAACCTTTGGAATAGGGTCATATGTCATGTCAAATGGATTAAAATTACCAGTTCTGTCTACAGGCATATATGCCTGTACCAATTGTCCTGTTTGAATGACAGAAGGGGTTATGTTGAGGTTGTCTAATTCAAAAATATCGGGTCTAAAATATTTCACCTTCACTTTACTTATCCTTTAACATTTTCTGCAATTCAGCAGTACTCCCAACAAACAATGCGTTTGTAACATTTTTAGGTGCAGTGTTGGGCACCTCTTTTAACTTCCTCATTTTCTCTTGCAAGTCACCAAGTTTTTCAGTAACCTCAGCCACTTGTTTAATAAGGTTTCCGGCAACTTCGTATGCTCGTGGATGGTCCGATTCTTTGGCGAGTTCCAGAATGCCTTCCACTGCATTCGTTCCTTTTTCGACCAAATTGTAGAATTGTTGTCGTTGGTATTCATAATCTCTCTCCACATGTTCATTCGCATCACCCCAATCTTCTTGAGATAAGGGTGATACTTCTTGTTTAATAATTTTTTTAGGAAGACTTTCTACCACACCTAAAGCTTTATCAATTTCATCACTCATCGTCACAATACCTCTTACATATACTAGGAGCTTGTTCTGGTCTATTTATTAGTGTATCAAACCAAGTTTGCCATTCTTCCCCCTCGACAATATCCTCAATCCTTTCTACATTACTAACTTTCATACTGTCCTTATAGAATCGAGATATCTCTTTTTCTTCTTCTTCAGAACGAGTTCTTTGTAAACCACAGCATGGTAGCAGATGACCTGTGGCACAAAAAAATACATCGTTTCCATTTTCTCTAAGACAACGGGGATTAAGTGTCATTCTTTATTATCGTTGATGAGGCTGTCGCTCATCGGAGATACGATCCCTCTGCCCATGACATACACAGCACGGGGTTCAAATAAAAGTTTATCCCACATCTCATCTTTCCACTCACCATATCTATACAACTCACCCCACCTACTTGACATTACTGGTTTAAATTTTATTCCATTATGTTTTGCCAACTCTCTTGCCTCGGCAATATCATTTTGATTATATTTAAATACAATATATTTCCATACAGGAGTTAACCCATAGTTTAATGCAAGTTTCATCATATCAAACAAATGTTCACCGTCTTGGTTTATCCTATACTTATGACTGTCCTTGGGAAGTCCATCAATTCCAAAAATCCACTTTGCATTTACGTTAGCCTTAAATGCTTCTGTGTACCTAGTTGAAGATTTGTGGGATGCAGCAGTGTGCAATACAGTCTTTTTATTTTTTTCATAAGTTAGTTTAAGAAAGTCTATTAAATTTGTAGCAAAAATAGGATCAGAAATGTTTCCTATAAGATGTATGCTATCATAATATTCCACAACCTTTTCAAAGTCAGATACCGACATATCACCACCTAAAAATGGTAAATTATTTGTCAGTAAATATTTTCTTTCACATTTAGGGCATTCTAGGTTGCATCTAATAGATGTTTCTAGATTGATAGACTTACGTTGATCATACACACTACTCGTCCACTCCTTGGAAGAATGAAGATGTTTCATTAAATCCAAAGTCATCATCAGCATCAGCTGTAGTAGGATTAGGTGTAACAACAAGTCTTTGCTCTCTCTTAGGAGCAGTGTCCTTGAGGTCTGTAAACTGATCAACCTGTACAGTCTTAATAATAGATTGTGAGGTAACAGGTCCATACAGATAGAATTTTGCTGTAAAACTCAATGTATAAATTAAGGATCGTCTTGCTGTAAAGTCTCCTTCATAATCATCTTCATAGGAAATACTATTCAAGACTATAGGAACATCTCGTTTAATTCCCATCTCAGCCATATCATTGATTGTCAAAGTATAGTCTGGTTGGAAGTATGGTAAAATTTGTTCAACAATCTGTAATGCATCGTCAGAATTTTTTGCGAGTACATACAATTCAAATCCAACATTATATGGTACTGGCATAAATTGTGTTTCAAGAGATTTGCCTTGAGTACCAGATTTTGTCTTTTTAAATTGTTGAATACGATTTAGTTTTCTTGATGGGTCATATGAAAGACCATTGATTTCAAAACCAATTCGTGGCAATGTAACCGCAACCTGTTTTGTCAAGTTTGGGTCTTCAGCAAGACGAACCAAAAATTTCTGCCTCGGACCATAAGCCAAAGGAACTTTCATTGATTGAACTACTTTACCATCGCTGTCTTTACGAACCAACGATATATTATTGAACATTGTACCGAATGCAACAACCACTTTTCTGATTGTCTCATGGTAATATTGTGTGCCTAACATTAACCTAAACTCCCTGCATCACCAAATGGATTATTCTCACTAAAATCAAGGATCGTATCGTCTAACCTATCGAACAATTCATTCTGCGCTGACGGATCAGCGTCAGTAGATAATCTACTACCTTCTCCTAGTATATAGTCTTCTTGTAACAACCACTCACCAGTTTCAAGTAACAAGCTCTCACCGACTGAAGTTGAGTCATCCTCACCAATGATATTGTCATTATCTGTCTCATCCTTCAGCAGACCCCTTGTTGTGGCCGTATCATGTATACGAACAGATTCATTAACGGCGGAAGACTGTTCCAATGTAACTTGATACACTAATGTATCTACAGACAACGCATCTTCAATTGCATCAACAGCTGAAATACCAGTATCCAAACGTTCCGAACTGTAATCGAATGTGCGACACGATAATTTATAAACTGGATTATTGTCTAATTGATTAAAAGGTTCGTCATCATTTACAAAATTAACTTCAAACAATTTTTTTAGAATAGGATGAAAAACTAAATCCCCCTCTAGTGGACGGTCTGCACCTGTAGCATCTGTCTCTGATAACAAGTAAAAATCAGACCCCTCAAAAGTAACTGCATTACCTGACATATCAATAGTATCAGCTTCCAATAAAATAGAACCACCCGAATCTGTATCTGTTGCATCTTCAATAGTAAATTGTTTTGTTAATTCTTGAAATCTATGTTTTGCAACTACAAATGTAATTTCGCTCAAGTCTTGAAGCCCAAACTTTGTCATAAGCTCTCTTTCTCCGGCGTATCCTCCACCAGAGTTTTCAACATACATTTCTATTTTTGCAGAGTTTCTGAATTTAGAAAGTGTATCTTCACCAAATACAGTGTCTTCTGCAACAAGTGTTCTATCAAGATAATGAACATCGTGCCCATAAATTTGAATTACTTCAGCAACCAAATTCTTGTATAGGTTTTGTTCAGTCGCAAGAGCAGCAACATTATTTGTGTGGAATGCTGAATTAACGGCCATTAAATTATCCTATCATGTAGTTAACTGGCAATTCAAAATGCAATTGAATTTGTTCTTCTAACTTAGTAATCTCTTCTTGTGCTTGTGAATAAATTTCGCCCCCATTCATAGTAACTCCACCAAGCATTTCTACTCCGCTGAACTTAGATAAATTTGCACCCCACTGTCTTTTAATGAGAGCAGATGTATATCGTTTCAAATACATGTCATTAAAAATATCTGTAAATTGTGTCGGGTCAAGTTTTCTGTAACACTCTATGACAATGAACTCATCTACATGAATATCATTGTTCCAATCCATATCCAGATAGAGTCTCTGTTGGTGTTGACTAAAACGAATTGGAACCTCACCAACCAAAATATGCTCTAAAAAGTCAAGATGCTGAAGCGTCATTTGGTATTCCATAATAGAAGTGGATGAAAAATCATACAAGTCATTCAACCTCAGCTGATACCTTAGATCAAACATATTTGACGTAGAACTATCTGTAAAAGGGAAAACTTGTACAACTGAAATAACTGCATCGGGTGTAGGTATATATCCTGCTCCATCAAGCCAAGTAGCTGTTACTGAATTATCAACGGTATCAGTTGCAGATGAGGTGTTATCAGTTACAGCTCGATCAATATCTGCCTGTGTTATCTGGTGTTTTAGATAGACACGCTCAATTCCATCGTAATGATACTCAGCAAAAAATTGAAGTGCCTCATCAATACGGTCATCAACCTGATCATCAGACACGTTAATGTCGATCACACCGAAACCTAGTGACCTGAGACAGTATGATTTAAGTGTAGCTTTTGTTGCTGGAATTGCCATTACATCACTCCTTATACACTCTATTTATAAGTATTTAGATGCGATACAGTTTGGACCATACTGCCCATCTTCAAACCAATCAGATTGTTGAACAAATCCGACACTTTTATATGCCGCTAACGCACTTTCTCTAGGAACTGTCCACATCCAGTGGCCACCTTTGCGTTTTGCGTATTCTAAACACCAAATTAACACCACACTAGAATATTTTTGTCCTCTAAAATTTGGATGAACCCATAATCCTCTTGATCTCCAATACTTAAACATACCTTGAGTATTACTATAATAACAACTGTTCACTGCAACTAACTCTTGTCCAGACCTAATACCAATAAATGTAGGTTCGACTTCTTTGGCCATTTGTTTGTCTTTACCAAGTTTTCTCTTGCTCCGAACTACGGACCATTCCCATGTCCACTCATTTGCTTTTGCAACTCCATTCTTCTTGTCAGGCCACAGTTCTTTCTCCCATACCTCTTTGATTTCCTCGAAACTTATTTCCTCGACAAAATCAAGCATTGTTTTTGAACCCTTCCCATTCGTGTGGTTTGTTGAAACGGTGTGAGAAGTGAACAAACTTTATGTCAGGATGAAACTCATCACCCAAACATATATAATCGTTTCCAGTTATCTCTCTATATTTTCTTGTTAGCTGAACATTAAATTTCATCATGCTCTTTCCGTAGATTATGTCTTCACCAGTTACCCAACGAGTAAACCATTGAGGTGGTAATACTGTTAGTTTTAATTTCTCCCTAACTGAGTCCTCAACAAAATATTGCTCTCCATTTACAGGACCATTTGTTGTACCATTCAGAATATAATACCTCTGCCAGTGTTTCATATCTTTCATGAATTTCTCATAGATGTATTCGCAGTCGGTTGGGTAGTATTTGAAAAACCCACCGTTTATTTTGTAACCTTCCTTATCGGTATCTCTCCACCAACCTGGCATCGCAGCAAATTCACCCCGCTCGATAGGGAACTCAAATATTTTCTTGTAATCATTTATGAGCAGCATGTCAATGTCAATTACACAAACAGGTTCATCAATGCCTGTATGCATAGCGTACATCTTGTTCCATTGCAACTCTACCTCTGGATGATAGGGTTCTCGTATCCAGACTATTTCGTAGTCTGAAAGTTTTTTCTCCAAGTATGTTTCGTATTCCGGCCCATACTTGTCACCGATTCTAACTGCAAATATCTTCATGTTGCGTAAGGAAAAATCATTTTTGATTTTATCATGTCCATAGGCTGTACTCCAAAGTATTTATTCTGTTTCCAATCATCACCATCTTTTTCAAACCAAGGAATGAATGCAGCGACAATGTGAATTCTTGGTTTAGTTCCACCACCTGTATCTCTAACTCTATGTTTTATTCTTGTGTTCCACATATAAGCTTTACCTACCTCTAAGTGTTTTGTTAGTGTCAAAGAATTACCGTAATCATCTGTTCCATCAATCTCCAAAATATAAGATGGTTCCGTAACCAGTGGAATATTAAATCTTATCGAACTCCACAAAACTTCATCTATATGCCAAGACTGTTTGTGGCCAGGATAAGACCACATAACTCTAGACCTAGTTGGAAGCAAATCTACACAATCTAAAAATTTATCATAATATTTTTTCACCACTGGATGAACTTCAGAAAAACCATATGTATCATAATAGGTATCTCTGTCAGATTCCCAAGGAGGATTTGGATTGTTCATTCGAGAATAAGCCCAGTTTAATTTTGGATGACCAAGACTTGCATATGGACTTTGTAAGTGTTCGTCACCGTTTGGATTCACACAGATACTAAACCCTCTATATTTCTCTGCCTCTTTGTTATCCCTTTGCCATCCTTTGATGCCACCAATCTCATCCACAATTTTTAAAGTTTGTTTGTGCAACTCATTTGCAGTCGGTAGACCCAATTCTTCCAAGGTAAACTCTAGAAAGTTTTCATCTAGTTTTTCTTTGTAATAATCAAAAGCATTATACTTATGATTTAATTCTGTAAATTTATCATTTAACATATTTGTCTTTCGTAGGTTTTGTACCTCTCAAGTAATAGTGTTGAGTGTGTGTATCCAATAGTTCAATTAGTTTATTAAAACTTTTAATCAAGTCTGGAAAGGTATAACAAACATGAGATACATGATAGCCGTATATGTTACTAATATCCATGAACACCCGTTTATCTTTGATTTTTTCCACGAACCATTTGTTCCCAACAAGGCAGCTATCTATAACATCAAATACTTTATACTCTATATCACATTCTTCGTACATATTCAGTTGTAGTTTCCTTAGCTCCTCATGAGTTCCAAAGGTCATACCTCGTTTTTTCAATTCATCTGTGTGTGGTATATCCCCACCATAATCATTAAAAATAAACATCTGTGTTTCATTTTTTGAATATAATTTTATATCACCCATAGTCATATTCATTTCAACTATATTTTGTTTTATATCTATATTTTCACTACAATAATCATAGAATACAATATCACCATCAAAATTTAACCTATCAGCAAATACCTCACCACTATATCCAGCTGTAGGAGTAATAATTAAATTAAACTCATCGTCAGGAAGTTTACCTAAATTTTCCGTATTCTCTACATAAAACGTTTCATACATCCTAGTCATCAATATTTTAAAGTAATTGTCAGTCATATCTAACTGATCACGCCAACCAAAGGTTCTATCTACTGCGATATTCCAATTTAGATCGTGAAGTTTTTTACGATCTTCCATATGACCATAAGACCAAGCTTTATGTTTTCTTTCTCCAACAGAAAAATTTGTGATAGTAGGAAACCCTGATACTTTTAATGTAGATGGTGTGTAGTCATCATGAAAATTATCAGACGATCTTGTGTATTTTTCCCATTTATTTTGAAGGTTGGGTTTTCCTTTCCTCCTCCAAATATCAAGATTTAATTCTATATGTTGATAATGTAGAAACGCTGGTTTATTTGGATGTGCAATTATATGAGCTCTACAAAATTCATCACCCTTAGTCCACTCACAAAAACTTTCAATTGATGTTGGATAGTTTACCATATCAAAAACCATACCAGTAGAAACAATCATGGCATGAGTATAATCATCACAAGTTTCTAACACATCATATAGTTCTGTCAGATAACATATTTTCTGATCATGACCTGTCCCTGCTCCAGTGAAACCACCAGAGGTTTGTAGCAATGTTGTTTGCAGTTGTTTTTCTGATCCAAAATTCCAACCCAAATTTTCTGGATGCACAACAATGAAAACCAAATGTTCAAAACCTTTTTTGATTTTTATCTTGTTTGTTTCATTTAACCAAAGGTCTTTAAATTCCTCAAAGTTTTTCATAATAGGGTTTCCATTCGGGAAACACATCAGTCAAACATGTTCCCCGAAACTTGTCTCGTTTTGCAACATCAATCATCATTTTTTTATGTAGTTTCTCATCCCACTCCATATCAGTAAGATAATTAGCCAACTTCATAAACGTTTTTGTGTGATGCGGTTTTACTAAAGTATAAATTCTTTCAAGATATTGTTCTCTAATATCTAATGGAACTGCCGTAACAATATACAAATTGTCTCCACCAAACACAAGACTACCAGTAGCAAAATTATTATAGATATCTGGCTCCTGTTCTTGTAAAATATCTACACCGTCTGCCACCTCATTCAAATAACCAATATTAAGAGAGCTAACACAAGTAGCAAATAATATCCTAGTGTCAGGCATCTTTGAGAATCGTCCTACGTTCTCCATTATTTTTTCCCACTTTGACGGGAACCTTATGTAATTATTTTTATCTCCCCAACACTCCACCGAAATGTTCATCTGACAACCATTGAACTCTGGAACATAATTAAATATGTCACCTAACTTACCCATCTCTGGAGTTAAAGTTGCATTTGTGGTTATGGTAAGATGCATGTTTTTCGCAACACCCATCTCAATAGCTTTGTCCATCATTTCATAATTTTGAGGCAATGCTAACGTTTCACCACCTACGAGTTTCATTTGAACAGCTGTCTCTAACACCTCCTCGAACTTTGTCATATCATCTTCTTCATTAACCCAAGTTCTACCTTTGAGCCAAGAACTGCTAGCACCTTTACCCTTATCAATACCTATCGCTTTGTTTTCTCTCGCATATGTTGAAGAGTTAAACGGGCCGCACATATTACATTTCAGATTACAAAAATTATTTGGAGCATTATATTCCATAGTTAAGTAAAATGGTTCACTGTGATCTGTATCAATATACTCCTCTAATTTTTCTAAATGTTCTCTGTGTTCACCATGATTTTCATCAAACTTGTCAAGGTACATAATCCTATGACTTTCTGTAGCAGAGTGTTTTTCTTGTTCTTTACAAACTTGACAATACTTATCTTGCAACGGGCCACCACCAGTAAGAAACTCTTTCCGAAAATCTTTCATCAATTGAGATTCGTGCAAAGCCTTTGGACCAATAATTCCTTCATTTACTAAATGTCTACTTGGCCACTCTTTTAAAACACAACATGGTTTAGATGAACCGTCTTGTGTAGAAACAGTATTCATAAATGGTTGAGGACAAAACCACTCTAAGTCTGTTAATTTAGTCATGAACTTCTACCTCTCTAGTTCCTTTATCATCACTACAATATTTCATACAGATTTTAGGAACAGATGTTCCCTTGGTTAGTCCATTAAAAAAATCAAGCCATTCTGTTGACAGTATAATATCTTCAATCGTATCGACATTTTCTATTTTTAATTCTTCTTTAAACAAATCGTCCATACCGTCCATGTTTCCATCGTAGTTTGATTTTAATTTTCGCAAGGGGTCTGTCCAACAACAGGGTAATAGATATCCCTCAGCATTTAACGCAAACGATTTACCTTTAGCACATTTTGGTTTAAGCACAATTATACTCACTTGGTTTGTATTGATCGTCTGGACCAGACCACCGTGAAGACTTGTTTATATGAATAGGAATTTTGTGACGTTGAGCAAGGTCTATAGCTTCTGGTATGTCATTCTCATTATACTTAAAAATTATATACTGCCACCTAATATCATTACCAAGTTCAACACCAGTTTTCATCACATTAAACAAATATTCACCATTCTGATTTATCCTGTATTTAGGACTGTCCTGTGGAAGCCCATCAATACCGAACTCCCATGTGGCATTTTTATTTGCGAGAAATGCATCTCTATACCAATCCATAGGTTTATGAGAAGCAGCAGTATGTACAAAGACTCTTTTATCTTTGGTAAGCTCAAGAAACTCTATGAACTGTGGGTGAAAGATTGGGTCAGATATTTGACCACAAAATTCTATCTGATCAAAATGACTTATGATCTTCTTGAAACTATCTAAAGATAAATCACCAAGATTGTTAGTGGGAACAGAACGTCTAAGACACTTTGGACATTCTAATGTGCATCGGTGGGTTATATCAAGGTTGATACTTTTTCTATCTAGTATGGTTGAAAGCAATGCTTATTCTCTTTTTGTTACTTTCATTCGGTTCTACTGAATGGAAACAGTCGGAAGGAAATAACAACAGCCTGTTTGTTTTAGGACTAAACTTTTTAGGTGGATCATAAAGAGTTGGATTTGATCTCATTACTGTGCCTTGAAAAACAACATCGCCCATATTATCCTCTGGAACAGAAACATAAAAGATGCCACTAACTCCTATTGGCTCTGCTGGTGGAGTTCTGTCATAATGATCATGTGTGGTATTTGAATGACCATTTCCGTTTACATTGATCCACCAGTGAACCATATTCACTGTATTGTCTATTAAATGCACATAATGATCAATACATTTCTTGAGAGAATCTGGCATGTCTTCTGGTTCAAAAAGTGCGCTTTGATATCCACCTTTGTTAGATTTAACTCGGCCGATCTGTGTGTAGTCTCCAACAATTCGTGTCATAGTATCTGTATAGTCAGGTAGTTTTACTGTGTAGTCTTTAATCATTTAATTCCCTCAATACATCCTTACCAAACTGTTTAACCATAGACCGTTTCATTAACTCAATTCTTTCTTTGTTTGATCCACCGTGGACAATAAAGTGAAAACGATTTTCATCAGAGCTGTTTAGTGCCTCATGTGTTACACCATTATCAAACCAAAATCCTGTGCAGTTTTCAAATGGTAGTTCTTCCTTTGTGTCTACTCTTCGTAGATAACAATTGTCTGGCTGGTAGATTGCAAGATTGATTGCAGCAGATATGTTTCTCTGTCTTCCCTCGTTTATTCTTTCATCCCCAGCGTCATGATGTGCAGTGATACTACCGCCTGGTTTTATCAGCATGAACCGACAACGCCTATAGTGTTTATGTGGAAAGTCTTCTAGCCATCTCTTCATCTCTGGTGCGACCTCAGCCACTTCAGTCCATCCCCACTTCACTGTATTTTCAGAATACCCGTACCCAGACGGGTTCATAGTATTTCTCCATCCAAGTGAAGTATCAGCTTCATCCTCATGAACAAATCCATGTATAGATGCTGACCACCACTCATCACCATCCTGTAGTCGATGCGGTACAAAGAACCCCTCGTCATAAACTGCCTGAGCTTCTTTGATGATAATCTCTGGTATCTCTAGATCAATTTTTAAATACCATATATCATTTTTTCTACACCACTGAACAGGATTCATCTACCAATCACCATAAATCTTGTACTCTTATTAGAGAGAATTTTTGATCCAGAATATATTACATGCTTAATTCTAGCCTGATCAATCAGTTCGTCCTCTGATTCAACACAATTTATATGATCTTCGTGTTGATCATCATTTGATGACTGCAACACAAGCAAGGGATTTTTCTGCACTGCATTGTTTAGTTCTCTAAATTTCCACATAGGATACATGTGTTCACAAGCACAGTTTATAACAACATCATAGATATCGTCCTTTGGTATTGGAGTGTTAGGGTTTTGTACAAACTTGAGAGGTTTAATCATCACGTTTCTCATATTAATTTTGTATCTATTTTCATCCTTATATCGTTTATTGAACTTGTAACTTATAGGTGCTACATCATTATCAATCTCAAAATTTTCAATCCACTCACACTTCGGAAATGTATCGAACATGAGAGGAACAATATATTGAGCAAACCAACCAGCAAGTAGAGCTACTCTTTTCGGTTGCACATCAAATTTTTCTAATGTCTCTACCAACCAAATTTTACTTTCTAATTGAGAAGCGTTCATACTGTCAAAAACTCTTTTTGTCAAGTATTGATAATTTCCAGCTTCTAAATTCACGCCAGCTGAGATTGCGTTCTTCCAATCCTCTGCTAATTTTGGTCTAAATTCTAAATGCACGTTATGACCCTCCGCTGCAATTGCTACCATAATGATTTTAGCTCCTCAACATCATTTGTATCTGCACTGTTGTTGAACAAGCAGATTTTATGATCTGGCCTTAATTTTTTTTGTTCCATGTCTGAGGGAAAAATGTTACCTGTATAATATGAATAAATGTCTCCTTTTGGAAATACATTAAAGAAACTTTCATCTGTCCGACCACTATCTTCATACCACATATTATACCAAAAGTGATTAAGATAATTATCAATGGTAGGATATGTAAAAAATAAAACGTCTAAGTTCTTAGCAATGTGTTTGTATATCTCTATGAGTTGTCCTCTATTCCATCGAATGACAGATGAATTTATAGGAGTTGATCCCATAGCAGCATAGTTCTTACGACACAAATTCATATCGTTCCACCATCCCCTAACGATCCACGGTTTACCATGTACAGCGGTGACTTTAGTCTCTGCTGTCCATGATTGTTTCATATCAAGATCAAAGAAATATTTTAGGTCTTGGTGGATGATAACGTCTAAGTCGAGATAAAGAAAATTATTTCCCTGTATAGTTTTAAAATCTCTTTCAGATTCATTCCATCCACCTGTAGATGTGTAATAATCAAGTTGAAACATGTAGAGTTTTCTGTATGCCCACATGTTAGAAGGAGCCTGTTTATTACGAAATCTACTATGCAAACCTTCGTACTTATCCCAAGATGAAGGAAGCAGTATATCATAATCTTTTTCTTTTTTGTCAGTGAGACAGTAAAAGTTGAAAGGGACTGAGCAGTTATCTTCACACTGTTGTTTCAACTTCTCCACATATTCTCGGCCGTACTTGTCTCCCCACTTAACGCATAATATTGTATTATCCATAAATCTCTCCGTATCTTTTATATATAATGTCACTTACATGGTCATGATCATCTTGGGTTGGGTGGCCGTTGTCAGGACAATCAACAATCTCAAAGAAATTAAATCCGCCCATAGATTGCAGAAATGGCCAACCAATAATATTCTGATTATCCAAATCCATTAATGGTTTATATTGTAACATCAGCTTTGCTATGTCTTTAGAAACAAGCGGCATACATCGTATTAAACTTGCTATTTGCAAGTATGGTATTTTCTTATCTCTACAAAAACTGGACAAAGACAACATATTTCTAATGCCTTTTTCAATCATGTATCTTGGGTATTTACGAGATTGAGTTACATTTCCAGCAGATTTTAAATTTGTTTTCACATCCACAACATTGTAATCACCAAAAGGACATTCTGGTTGGGGGGTATCAATAAAAGGCACTACTGAAGCATCAAGAGATATTGTCCTATCAAATCCAGACCATGCAGATACGACCAAACCTATATTTTTACTTTCATATATCGTGTCAATGGTTATATCATGAATGTACTGATTACTTGCTCCACCTCTACCAATATTAATAAAATCCATATCTAATTTTTCTGCAAGAAGTTCTGGCCAAAATTTTAGGTCTTGAAATTTGTTTTTAGTAAAACTACAACCAGATGCAATGAGTAATTTTCTCATCACTCATCTTTCTCGTATATGAAGTTATGGGGTTCAGGCAACTTTCTTCTCATGATAACAGTTGACCAGAAAAGTTTCAACCTAAGAATAATTCTTTTTATAACCATCTAACAATATCTCCATAATATATTCATGACCCATTTCATTTGGATGGGTATCTTTTTTAGTTATCCTCATCTTATTTCTTGATGGGTCTTTTTGGTCCATTAGATAATCCCAACACCAACCGCCAATATGTTCTGATATGGGCCAACCAAGAAATGTTGTATCTTCAATCAAAGAGAGGTACGGACTATTTATAAGTTCTTTCCCAAACCTCTGCATGTCTGTTATTGTATCACCATCAGCATTAGGGTAACAAGCTTGAAAATGTAGGTGAGGAATTTTTAGAGATGTACAAAGAGACTGAAAATTGTAAATATATCTAAGTGTCTTTTGTGTTCCAGCAGTCAAATCCATCAAATGATACTTATCAAATATTTCAGAAATCTTGAAAGCTTTACCCTCTCGAAAGGTGTTTATCTCTACGTCACTTTTATTTTCGACCTCTTCTATTTTCCTACCAGGCTTGAAACTTTCCCATTGATGTTGATATACAGCCATCCTTCGATTGTATACCTCTGCAAAAAAACTGGTCCGTTCAACCTCTGACCAACCAACAACCACCAACCCAATATTTTTAGTGCTGACTATCTCATCAGTCACCTTGCTCCAAATCGCTTCGTTACCATCTCCACAGTTGCCAAGATTCACTAACTCCATGCCAAGTTTATCAGCAAGAAGTTCAGACCATATAGGAAATTGTTGAATGTGAATTTTCATTGCGTAGTTGTCAGTATAACTGCAACCAGCAACTATAAGTTTTTTCTTAGAAAATAGCGACATTATATAATTTTGAAAACTCCTTAGCGTCTTCCCAAGTATTCACCATTGGCTTACCCTTTATATTTAGGGAGGTATTCAGAAGCATTGGACAACCCGTTCGTTCATGCCACTCTTCTAGAACTTGTCTTATTAAGGATGAACAATCTTTTTTTACCACTTGAACTCTTGCAGTACCATCAACGTGTGTGACAGAACTGTAATCATGTTTTGCCTTGGCGACAAACTGCATATACTCGTTCATCGGTCCTTCAAAGTATTTGTCTGCATACTCCTCTAATATGGCAGGAGCAAAGGGACGGAACTTTTGTCGCCTCTTGATATCGTTCACAGTGTCCTTGATATCGTATCTTGGATCACCAAGTAGAGAACGATTACCTAGTGCTCGTGGACCAAACTCTGCTCTACCACTTGCAAAACCACACACTTTATTGTCCAACAATTCTTGCACAACGTTGCTGACATTAACTGGATTGAAAATTGGAGTTCCAAGATATGGATTTTCCCATTTTAATTTTTGTTTTCTAACCAATGCAGCTGCACCCAATGCACTACCCGCATCGCCTGGCGCAGGCATTATCCAAATGTTTTTCCCTTTAATCTTTGAATTTGCAACACAGTTCAAGGCACACCCACCCATGATGACTAAGTTTTCATGTGGACACATCTCTACCAGTTTAATCAACTCCCTCTCGTACAACGATTGTACGGACGCTGCGAGGTCTTCTGAGCGTGCTTTTGGAAATATGTTGCCAACACCCTTATGGTTGTTTTCCCATAACTGATCTTCCAAATTATATTTGGGTTCACCAAACGCAGCCATACCCATCGTGATATATTCATCTTCGTTAGGTTTCAGACCTATACGGTGTGTGATTGCTGAATAGAGAAGTCCAAGAGAATGTGGATATTTCCACGAAGTTATTTTTTTAAGAGTGTGAGTTGTGTGACCTAAATGTTTTTTCTCTGTGGTTGCTTTCCATATAGACATGGTATCCCACTCACCGATTGCGTCAATGACTAAGATGTTACAGTCATCAAAAGGAGAAGTGTAATAACCAGCAGCTGCGTGAGATTCATGATGACCATAACACTCGTTATATGGCATACGAACTTTTTGCCATTTCTGTCCCGCATACAAACGTCTTAAATTTTTACGAAAGGGTTTTTCGTAATATGCAATTACATCAGGTTTATATCTTTGTGTTTTGGGAAGTTGGTCAGAATGAATCCACTTATCATTCTTAACCCCACTAAACCTTTCGGCTTGAGAGGCAAATATTATTCTGTTGTTTCTTAGAACGCATACTGCTGCGTCATGAAACCCTTCTGAAATTCCTAATATATTCATAATTAACCATACACCATATAGGATTATTTGTCAAGGGTTTATTTAAAAGAAAGATGCGTATGCTTTTATCGCCTCCACAGGAGTTTCTGCCTTACGAATTTCAGTTTTTGCTTTTCGTTTCTTACTGCTCTTGACAGCATCTTGTTCAAACATTTTCAATTTCATCTTGAACAATACTTCTTTGTGTTCAGTATTATCGGGATCAAAATCAAAAATAACATTCAAACTACCTTGACTTTCATCTTGGTTCTGACCAGCATCTAATCCATGGCCATACATATTATTCTGTGTGGCATAACGATGAAACGCATCTCTGAACTCTTGTCTTGTATTTTCATTTTTGTTACGAGTACACTCATCAATTGCTTCATAGGAAAATTCTTCTAACAATGCTGCAAGTCTTTCATCATTTTCAGCAACACTAATATTATAAACAGTTGCAACCAACTCACCACCATTAGGTGTGACTCCATCGGCGGCCGTGTGATGGCCATCGTCTGGAACTTCATAGTTGTGTATAACACAAATATTGTCTAGTGCAGCGCTGGTATAGTATGCTTCAATAATCCTTCCCACAAATGGAAACTTAGGTTCCCCATCTGCAAAGTATGCCGCACTCTCTTTTCCTGTAAATGCCATTGTCTTCTCCTACCTCCTATTTAGGAGTAATGTATCCGTAAATTATATAGACTGATATTCTGGGCCGTTCCATTCGGAAATTCTTGTGACCGATAATCATCAATGTTAACCTGTAACTGAGCATATAAACCAGCACCGTCCAATTTAGTATCTGTCATCGTAGAACCACGAACCGAACCACTTCCACTTGTTCCAACATTATAAGATATTTTATATCCACTAGTATCATGAGCAGCAGTAAATCTCAACCAATCACCCACTAGAGTATTGATATCACTAGCAGCAAATTCTTGTAAATTGTTTGAGCCATTAATATATAACGGTATTCGTGCTGGAGTATTATCAGTACCGTCCCTTCTATGAAGATAATAATTTGTGATAGTAGATGGTTGATCCAACGTTTCTGGAATACCAGCAGCAGAATATGAACCTGTATCTGCTCGTGTATCTGTAAAGATTGCTGTATCATCACCAGAAACTTTTGTATAGTTTGATGCAGCGGTAGCAGAGGCGGTGACTGTATATGTTCCAGCAGTCGCAGCAGATTCAGTGGAAGAGGACATAGTTATAACCGCTGGATATATAAAAGTATCCAAAAAGTCAGTTAGGTTCATTGCCCTGATCGCACCAGTACTGTTATCATAATAAACAGGAAAAGAAGTTCCTGTATCAGTTGTATGGCCAATACTACCACTTGCCGTGTATGCAAGGTTAACTTTATCATATGAGACTGTAACGGTTGCAGGCTCAGCAGTGCCACTCGCATACA